GAACGCGCGGTCTCTGCGTCCCGAAGGCGGTTCCCTTGTCGGTATCCCTTGAAATTATTGCTTAATTTTTTGGCCTGACCCCTGAAAATGTGCCCCAAACCCCTCTTTCATGTGCCCAGAAAATGTGCCCAGGTCCGGCAGCGGGGCGGCCTCCATCACGGCCTTGCGCTGGCGCTCCAGGACGTGCTGGTAGTGCCGGTGGATCATGCTCATGTCCGCATGGCCCATGACCTCGGCCACGGCCTTGGGGTCGGCCCCTGAATCCAGGGAATAGGTGGCGAAGGCGTGGCGCAGGTCGTAGGGCCGGAGCCGGCGCTTGATTCCGGCGGCCTTCAAGGCCGAGGCCCAGGAACTCTTGAGGGTTGAGACCGGAACGCGGCCCTTGCGCCTGCCCTGGCCCGGACGCTTCTTGCTGCGGTTGTGGGCGTGGAACACGTATTCCTCCCCGTCCTCCCGCCAGGCCCGGAGGATCGGCAAGAGGTCGGGCCGCAGGTGCAGATCCCGCCAGGGACGCTTGGCGTTCTTCTCGGCCGCCCAGATCCGCACGGTGCCGCGGTTCAGGTCGAAATCCTCCCAGCGGAGCCGGAACATCTCGGACTCGCCCACGCGCACGCCCAGGGCCAAGGCCAGCAAGATCATGCGCTGGATGCGCTCGGACGCCACGGACAGGATGGCCTCGATCTCGGCGTGCGTGGGCGGGGCGATGCGCTCGTCCTCGCCCCGCGGGCAGGAGAACCGAGGCACGGGGTTGGCCGCGATGTGCCCCTCGTCCTCGCCCCAGTTCAGGGCGGCCTTGATGATGCTGATGCGGCGGTTGATCGTGTTCTGCTTGAGCCCGGCCGCGCGCTGTGAGGCCACGGCCCGGCGCAGGTCGGACGCTTCCAGGCCAGTCACGAGCACGCCGCCGATGACGGCCAGGATCGGCCGCACGTGAAACAGGGTGTCGCGCAGGTTCTTGGGCTTGAAGTCGCGGGCCTTGAGGTAGAGATAGACCAGGCTTTCCACGGTCAGGGCGTCGGCGCCATGGGCGGCGCTGGGGAATGTCTCGGGCTCGTGCCGGAGCCGGTGCAGGATGAGGCTGTCGTGCTTCTCGGCCTCGACTTGCGAGGCAAAGGACTTGGACTCGCGGCGGCCGGTGTGCGGGTTGTTCCAGTACACCTGCCAGGGCAGCCTGCGGTCTGCGCGGTGACGGACGGCCATGCGGTCCCCTTACTGCCGGGGAGAGGCCGCGGTCAACTCCCGGACCAGCGTGGACACGTCCCGCCCCAGGATCATGCCCTTTTGCGCCCTGCGTGGCGTCTCCTGCGCGTTCTCGCCCCGGGTGCGGTCCAGGGCCTCCTCGATCTCTTGGGGCCTCCAGCGGTCTCCCAGGCCCCTTCCGCGGCCCAGGGAGATGGGCCTGACCCCCAGGGCCAGGAGCTTGCGCTTGGCCGTGGACGGCTTCTTGAGCCGGAGATGGGCGGCGGCCTCGGCCGTGGTCAACAGCGGCTGCATGTCACTCCAGCCCGGCCATGGCCCGACATTCGGCGTACCTGGCCAGGAACATGACCTCGGCCAGGTCCGGCTCCCAGCACTGGATTTTCACGTCGGCCGGGGCCGCGTCGATGCCCCAGGGCATGGGCTTGGGACCCAGGAGCTGGTCCGACTCGGCCACGCACATGGCCACGTCCGCCTCCTTGACGCGCCAGTCCGTGAAGGGCAGGGACACGCCCAGGGCCTCGTTCACGGCCTGGAGGATGCGCCACTCGGTCATGCTCGCGGACTCCATGGAGCCATCCGGACGCTGGAAGAACACATGAGGCTTGATGGGCGTCACGATGTCCCAGAGATAGGCCTCGGCCGCGTCGTGGAGCAGGCCCGCCAGGGGCAGGAGCCCCTCCTGGGGCACGAGCGTGGACACGAACCAGGAATGCTCGGCCACGGAAATCAACCGGCGCGGGGCCCCGGTGAAGCGGCAGGCCATGGACAAGTGGTGGGCGATGTCCTTGACCCGCACGTCCTGGGCCCTGGGCTCCAGGGGCGTGAAGGCCACGCCGGAAAAGGTCTGAATCCAGCTCACGCGGCCAGCTCCTTGTCCAGGCGCACCACGATGACGCCATTGTCCCTGGGCTCGGCCGGATAGTGGCCGGGCTTGATGCCCAGGTGCGTCAGGAGCTTCTTGCAGTACACCTGGCGGCCGGCGCCCTTTTTCTTGGCGCACATGGGCCGGGCGTGCTTGTTCGCCATGGCCGTGGGCACGAGGTAGATCCTCGACTTGCCCTTGTCGGCGTAGAGGAACACGGCCGAGGCGTCCTGGGGCATGAGCCGGGACAGGGACGCGGGGACCTCCAGGGAGTCCAGGGATTTGGTCACGAGCAGGTAGGGGTCCTCGTGCTGGGTCCGGTCGTTGGTGACCAGGGGCAGGGCCAGGCCGTCCAGCTCCAGGACCTCGGGCGGGAAATCACGGCCGAACGCCGCAAGCTGCTTGGCGTAGGGGGGCTTGCCTTTCCCGGTCGGCGGCACGGGCTCGGCCGCAGCGGGGGCCTTTTCTTTGGGCGGGTTCTCGGCTTCGTCCACGCATTTCCTCTGGGCGGCCTCCATTCTTGCGCGGTCAACGGCGTCCAGCCCGGCCTGGGCCGCGATCTCCGAGGCGCTCTTGCCGCGCTCGGTCAGGCCGGACGACAGGCGCGCCTCGTTGATGCGCTCCAGGGCCTCGTCCGACACGACATCCCAGCCTCCGTCCGGCCGCGGCTTGATGTCGCCGCGCAGGCTCATCTTGTAGCAGCGGCTCTCCAGGCCCTTGGCGATGATCGCGCCCTCCAGGCCGCAACAGGCGCAGAGTCCTTTTTCCTTGGCCACGGTTTTCTCCTTGGGTTGGGGCGGTTCGGCCGCCCTGGGGCAGTCCTTGCAGGCCGGGTGCAGGGTCGGGCCCGGCCCGTTGTCGTCCACCCATACCGCGCCCTCGGGCCGGGAGCGGTTGGCCTCGCACTGGGCGGGCGTGATCCTGGCGCGCAGGCGCTCGCACTGGAAGGTGTTGGCGTCGAGCCAAGCCTGGGTGTCCAGGTTCACGGCAGGACCCCGGGGAGCACGGCCTGGAAGCCCTCGGTCACGCGGACGGCCCGGACCTCGGACCCGCGAAACAGGCGCAGGGGCGGGACCTTGGAGTTGCGGTGGTAGTGAGACAGGCACTCCATGCCCACCCAGCACCCGCGGGGGTCGCGCTCGATCACGCGGACCCTGGCCTCGGCCTGGCGCACGCGGCCCAGGATGACGATGGCGCCGGGGCGGAGCATCAGGCCGTCCTGTCCGGGACGGTGAACCATGAGCAGGTCGGCGGGACCATCCGGGCCATGCTACGCTCCCTCTCCCGCTCGGCCTCGTACTCGGCCACCACGTGGTCCTCGGTGCGGGTCCACATGACGCTGACCCAGGCCCAGGCCTTGCGGAGCGGGCGCAGGACCCGGCGCAGGATGGGGCACAGGACCTTGGACACGAGCCAGAGACAGGCCCGGTACAGCACGGCCACGGCCCGGCGCGGGAAGATGTTGCGCTCCTCCAGGAGGTGGAAGCCGGTGACGGCGGCTGTCCCGCCCCGGCGTCTGCCCACTTCGGCCTGGAATGCGGCGAGCTTGAACATGCTCATGCTGCCGGATGTCTTGAGGAGCGCGCCGTTGTAGCTGACCCTGCGCTCGCGCACCTCGCGGTAGAACACCATGAACACCCGCTCGGTGCAGCCGGGCAGACTGGCCGTGGCCAGGTAGAGGATCTTCCAGGCGGCCCAGTACAGGGCCAGGAGAAAGATGACGTTGACGACGGTTTCCATGCTCACCTCGCTGCTCCCCGCCCCTGGCGGCCCGGGTGCTGGCCGGGCCTGTGCAAGGGAGGAGGTGTCCGGTCCCGGAACGCATGGCGGTCGCTCCGGGGCCAGGGACGGGGAGCGGTTTCAGGACGCCGGGCGAAGCTCCACAAGCCGCGGGGCGGCCGGGCTGGTCCGGGAACTCACACGGGCCAGGGGCCGGAACTCCTCGATGGCCACGGGGCCCACGAACACGGTGAGCCCCTGCTCCAGGTTGCGCAGGGCCCGCAGGCGCTGGTCCATGCTGAACCCCTGCTCCTCGAAGCCCGCCACAAGCTGGTCCCGGTCCAGGAGCACGTCGATCTTGCCCCGCCGCGGCGTGCGGCTCGTGGCCCTGTAGATGGTCTGCATCCGGTCACCTCATGAAAATGTTGGGCAGAGCCAGGATCGCGGCCACGCACAGGAGCATGAGGGCCAGGATTGCCCAGGGTTCCAGGCGTTGCCAACGGTCCATGAAAACCTCCCCTTGCCGTCTCGCGGCGCTCTCCCTGCCGTCGTCTTGACCTTGCAGTGCCTTCGCCTTCGCCGGGCATCCACCCTCGGGCTTGAGCCGCACCGGCCTTGCCGCGCTCGGAATCGCAGCCTGGGAACCAGCGCCAGCCCAGGCCTACTGGGGAAGCCGAGGCGTCCCGTGCTTCGGTTGGGCGGGTGCTGTTGGGAGGGATATTAGGACAATATGTCCTACTTGGCAAGAAAAAAAGCGGACAATGTGTCCTAGATTTTTTCAAGAAATTGCTGCCAGTGAAAGATGCACATGGGTGTTGCCATTATTACGTTTATTTTTTAGGTATAAATGTATAAACAAGGCGGGCGAAGATGATGAAGGTGCTCGAATCTATTATTATGACTCTAGCAACAATAGGATTAGTGTGTATTATGTTTACAGTATGGGAAGCACACGATGTGTATAAAAGGCTTGATCGTATGCGCCTATCTGGTGCTGTAAAGCCAGACAAAAATGATACTGTGAACTTTGAGAAGTGGGTTGAACATATTTATGGCATAACATGTGTCACGCCACAACAAATAAGCGAGTTGGCTGGAAAGTTATTGGCTGTTGGAATGGGTTTTGCGTGTATCGGTCAAGGCATTGTCGAAAATGCGTCTTTTGGTGTGAGAGTGGCCGCTTTTCTTCCTTCAATTCCTTTCTTTGTCGCGGCGCTCTATTTTAACAATAAAAACTACGGTAAATAATTAACAACATTATCTCTTCGCATTTTCCTTCCGCCAGTCGTGCGGGGTCTTGGCCAGTCCGCCCTGGGCCCAGAACCCGACCTTGGCCGCCTTGGCCTGGGCTTCGTGGGCATGGAGCAGGGCGGCGTACTTGTCCCTGGCCTTGAGCATGTAGGCCACGGCCAGGCCATTCTTGAGCAGCTCGTCGTTGAGCATCTGCCCATCCTTCCAGACAAAGGCCAGGATGCGGTTGTAGCGGTCGAACTTCTCCTTGCCGTATTCGAGATCCACAGGGCCCCGGGTGCAGAAGGCCAGGGAGAAGGCCTTGGCCTGTTCTCCCCATTCCTGGTTGTACTCCGGGGTGTCAATGCCGAGCAGGCGCACCTGGGCCCGGATGCCGCGGACCTCCACGAGCAGGGAATCGCCGTCCAGGACCTCCAGGACGTGGGCCTCCTCGGCCAGGGCCGGGAAGGCCAGGGCCAGGACCAGGGCAAGGGCGAGAAAAAGACGCTGCATGGCTACTCCCGCAGTTCCGGAACGTCCAGCACGGCCCGGCCGATGAGAACCTCGGAGGCCTCGGCCATGGACCGGGAGTCCGGCTGGGCCGCCGCGGGATCGTCCGCGTAGAAGATGACGACCCGGCCGTCCTTGGAACTCCTGGCCCTGCGCAGCGCAAGCTCGCCGCCCAGGCGCACGAGCCAGATTTCACCGTCCAGGCTCTTGGGGTCCGTGGTGGTCAGGTCCAGGAACAGCAAGTCTCCGGCGCGCAGGCCCGGGGCCATGGAGTTGTCCGGAGCCGCCACGACCACAAGGTTGTCCCCGGCCGGAGCCGGCCAGACCAGGACCCAGGACCGGATCTCCTCGTGCGCGATGGGGCCGGGCCTGGCCGCGGTCTCCATGTCCACCACGGGCACGGCCAGGGCGCCGGGCAGGGGCGTGACCTTTTGCAGGTCGTGGGCGCTGCGCACGTGCAGGGTGTCCGCGCCGTGGAGCACGACGCGCCCCGTCCCGGCTCCATAGGCCCCGGGTTCTTCGGCGACATTGGGGAGTTGGAGCACCTTGGCCCAGGGCATGGACTCCCGGACCTGACCGTACCCCTGCAAGCGCTCGGCCTCGGTGCGCGAAAGCGCCTGCATCACGTTCCAGACGAAGGCAGCAAAATCCAGCTCCAGCGCCACAGCCATGTCGTAGGCTTCAGAAACGGTGATGTCGCGCTGGTTGCCCCTGATGCGCCGCCATATCCTGGCCGGGTCCGCCATGTAGGACCAGGCACGGCGGGCCACCGGGTCGTGCTTTTCCTTGCGGTCGGCGATGACCGCAGTCAGCGCCTGGACCATCGCCTTCCCGAACTTCATGCCATTGCTCATCAATACCCCTATCTTTGTTGGGGACTATACGAAACCACACAGGACACGTCCTGGGACAATTACGTCTTGACTTACTAGGACATATTGTCCTAATATGCGCTCCATGAACCAGGAGATGACTGTCCTGTGCAACAGGCTTCGCAAGCGGATGGGGTCGTATTCCGCCGTCGCTCGCCGTCTCGGGATCACCCCGCGCGCGCTGCGCCGCATCCGTGCCGGAGCGAACCCCGGCCGCAGCCTCCTGGAGCTGGCCCGGATCATTGCAGGGCAGGAGGAGGCCAAGGCCGCCTAGCAGGGGGTCGGAATCATCCTAGCACATTTGACCGAGGAGGAAAGGGAACCGTGGACCGTCGTTTCCCCGCTCAATCCTGGCAATTCTTTCAAGCCGTGTTGGACATCTTGAGCGCTGCCGAGTTGGCGCAAATCTGGGGGCCGGTTACCCGGAACCAGATCTACCGCTGGGCGCGCAACCCGGACATGGAGGGCGACTGCCAGCCCGGGCCCCTGGTCTGGATGTCCTCGTTGTTCCGGCTCCTGGTGGACTCCGGCCACAAGGACCTGGCCCTGGCCGGGCTGCGCCTGGTGGCCGAGCCCTGCGGGGCGCGGGTGAGCCTGGAGCACGAGGCCCCGCCGGCGGGGCTCCAGCCCCATTCCGCCGCCGCCGACTGCCAGGAGGCCCTGGCCGCCGTGGTGCGCCTGACCCGGGACGGGGCCGACCCCAAGGCCGTGGACCAGGCCGCCAACGAGCTGGCGCGCACGGCGCTCATCCTGTCCGAGGCCTACCGCCAGGAGCGCAGGGTGGGCCGTCCGGCCCGCTGGAGCCGCGGCATGGAGAACGAGGAGCGCCGGGCCGAGGGGTTCTGGCGCAGACGCGGGAGCCGGCGCGGCCTGCTGCGTCGGCTGATCGGGAGGTAGGCCATGGACGATCCGAACCGCCCCATGAACGCGGTGGAGCGCATGGAGCGCGAGACGGCCGAGGCCATCGCCGCCCATCGCAAGCCCCTGGCCTGGCACGGTCTTCGGCCCGGCACCATCGTCAAGTGTCCCAATTTCCAGCGCGATGACGGCACATACCTCAATCCCGTCCAGGCCAGAAACTACCTCTACGACTGCCTGGCCGAAGGCAAGGAAAAGCTGCCCATGGGGCCCTGCGACAACTTCGACTACTCGTCCAACGGCGGGTGTCGCGGGCATGAGGTCCCCGAAGACGCCGAGGAGTGCGCGGAGGCCGCCCATGCGCAAGATTAAGGGCCTGCGGGCCATCTACGAGCCCAAGGGCGCGGCGCGGGAGTATGGGGCGCTGGCCGTCAACCTGTTTCGCGGCTGCACCTGCGGATGCAAATACTGCTACGTGCCGCGGATGCCGGGGTTCCCGAGCCGCGAGGAGTTCCGCGCCTCGGCCACGCTCAAGCCTGGCATCCTGGACAAGATCAAGCGCGACGCCGAGGTGCTCTATGACCAGGGCAACACCGAGCCCGTGTTCCTGTGCTTCACCTGCGACCCCTGCGAGCCGGGCCTTGTCGGGTACACGTGCATGGTCGTCCGGTACTTGGTCGAGCGCGGCCAGCGGGTCCACCTCCTGACCAAGCGGCCCAGGGCGTTGATGCACTATCCCGAGACCATGGAACGGCTCGCGGTATCGGGCTCCACCCTGGGCGTCACCCTCACGCTCCTGGACAAGTGGCGGTCCTGGGAGCCCGGAGCCGACAATCCCCTGCGCCGCATGACTGAACTGTGCCGGGCCCACGAGCGCGGCATCCGCACCATGGTGAGCCTGGAGCCGGTCCTGGACCCTGTCCAGGGTCTGGAGATCATCCGGCAAACTGCGACCTTCACGGACCACTACGGCGTGGGCATGCCCTCGGGCCTGACCCTGCCCGGCGTGGACTGGCCCGCATTCCGGTTCCAGGCCGAGGCCCTGCTCAAGTCCCTGGGCAAGAGCTACCTGATCAAACGGACGTTGAGGGAGGCGGTATGAGCGAGCAGGAAGCCATTGCCCTCATGCTGGACGAGCTGGACAAGGCCCGCGCCAAGCATCCGCAGTGGCCCGTTGACGTGCTCCATGCCGCCGCGATCCTGTCCGAGGAATCCGGTGAAGTGGTCAAGGCCAGCATCGACATGACCTATGCCGGAGGCTCCGTCGAGGACGTGCGCAAGGAACTGGCCCAGACCGGGGCCATGTGCCTGCGGATGCTGATCAACCTGGATTGGGCCGAGACGCTTCCGGAGCAATTGACCGAGCCGAGGCTTGGACCGGCTGACGCCTTTGCCGCAATCCGTAAGGGTCTTGGTGGCGGGGTCGAGCTAGAATCAGGCGATGACGATAAAAGCTGGCCGGACGGCAGCATATGACCGGCCTCGTGATCGACCTGTTCGCTGGCGGCGGGGGCGCGTCCGAGGGCATCCGCATGGCCCTGGGCCGGGACCCGGACTACGCCGTCAACCACGACCCCCTGGCCGTGGCCATGCACAAGGCCAACCACCCGGGCACGGTCCACTACACCCAGGACGTGTGGGAGGTCTCGCCGCGCCAGGTGACGCGCGGCCGGCCCGTGGATCTGCTCTGGGCCAGCCCGGACTGCACCCATTTCAGCAAGGCCAAGGGCGGGGCCCCGCGCCGGGACCAGAAGCGCCGGGACCTGGCCTGGGTGGTGGAGAAGTGGGCCCGCGAGGCACGGCCCGGGGTCATCTATCTGGAGAACGTGGAGGAGTTCCGCACCTGGGGGCCGCTGGACCGCGAAGGGCGGCCCATCGAGGCGGCCAGGGGAGAGACGTTCCGGGCCTGGGTGCGCAGCCTGCGCCGCCTGGGCTACGCCGTGCAGTTCAAGGAGCTGCGGGCCAGCGGCTACGGCACGCCCACCATCCGCAAGCGCCTGTACATGATCGCGCGCTGCGACGGCCTGCCCATTGTCTGGCCCGAGCCCACGCACGGCCCGGGCAGGCCCCAGCCCTGGCGCACGGCGGCCGAGTGCATTGACTGGAGCATCCCGTGCCCGTCCATTTTCGAGCGCAAGCGGCCCCTGGCCGAGAACACCCTGCATCGCGCGGCCGAAGGCATCCAGCGCTACGTGCTGGGCAAGGCCGAGCCGTTCATCGTGACCTACTACGGGCCGAAGAAGCCCGGCGATTTCCGGGGCTGCGGCATGGGCGGCCAGTTCGGCACCCAGACCACGGAGAACCGGCACGCGCTGGTGGTGCCCTACCTCACCGAGCACGCCCATTCCAAGAAGCCGCGGACCTTCGACGTGGAGGACCCGCTGCGGACGCACTGCGCCAACGTCAAGGGCGGCCACTTCGCCCTCGTGTCGCCCGTGCTCGTGGGCGCTGGCGGCCCGTCCTACGGCGGCAAGCCGGTGGGCGCGGACAAGCCTTTCGGCACGCTCATGACCGAGAACCACCAGGCCCTGGTGACGGCTTCTCTGGTGCAGACCGGGTATGGAGAACGGGCGGGGCAGGCCCCGCGGGCCCTGGACATCGGCAAGCCCCTGGGAACAGTTGTCGCCGGAGGCTGCAAACACGCCCTTGTCGCCTCCCACTTGGTCAAGCTGCGCGGCACCTGCAAGGCGGGCCAGCCCGTGGACGAGCCCGTGGCCACGGTCACGGCCGGGGGCCTGCACCTGGGCGAGGTCCGGGCCTTCATGGTCAACTACCATGGACAAAGCATCGGGCAGGGCATGGACAGCCCGACAACCACCTTGACCAGCCGCGACCGCCTGGGCCTGGTCACCTGCACTGTGGGCGACAGGCGCAGGGAGGTTGAGGATCTGCTCCGCTGGCACCGAAGGTCCAAGTTCCGCTGGGGGTTCCAGTGCGATGACTTCGACGGGCTGATCGAGGACGCCTTTTGCGGCGAGGTTGTCATCCGCGGCGAGGTGTACTGCATCGCGGACATCGGCATGAGGATGCTCCAGCCGCGCGAGCTGTACCGGGCCCAGGGGTTCCCGGACTCCTACGTCATCGACCTGGAGCACGAGGGCCGGGCCCTGTCCAAGTCGGACCAGGTGCGGCTGTGCGGCAACTCGGTCTGCCCGCCCATGGCAGAGGCCCTGGTGCGCGCCAACTACGCCTCGGGCCTGCGCCAGGAGCGCGACCCCCTGCCCCTGCTGGCGATGGGGGGTGGAAAGTGAAAGCAAGCCCCCTTGTTCCCGTGATGAACCGCGTAAAGTACCGCGACGAATGGCTCACGCCGCCGGAGATCCTGCGTCCGCTCGGCCCGTTCGACCTGGACCCTTGCGCCCCGGTCAAGCGGCCATGGGACACTGCGTCCCAACACTACACGGTCAAGGACAACGGCCTGGCGCTCCCGTGGTCCGGCCGCGTCTGGCTCAATCCGCCCTACGGCGCGGACGCCGAGACGTGGTTGCGCAAACTGGCCGACCATGGCGACGGGATAGCCTTGATTTTCGCGCGCACCGAGACAAGGACGTGGTTTGATCTGGTCTGGGGAAGGGCTTCGGCCATGCTGTTCCTGCGCAAGCGCGTCCGCTTCTGCGATGCCTCGGGGAAGCCTGGCACCCAGCCGTGCGCGTCATCCGTCCTTGTGGCCTACGGGGGGGGCAACGCGGCATGTCTCGCGGCCTGTGGGCTGCGCGGTGCGCTGGTGACGGGGTGGGGAGTGCAGGGCATCTCACAATCCGCAGGCCTGCTCCTGGCGGCAGGGGAGGGGTGATGAAGTATCTTTGCATCCGTGGACTTCACAATGGCGTCCCGTGGAACAACCACATTTTCAGCATTTGTTTCGGCAGTTTCTTGCCATACAAATTCTACTCCTGGTGGATTGGAATTGTCATCAGCACATGGGGAATCCGTATCGGTCTGACGTTCTGGGAGGCCATTCTTTGGTTCCCATGGTTCAGGGCGGTGAAAAGATGACCCAGGCCCTCCTGCTCCTGCTCTCCGGCGCGGCCGTGTGGCTGGTGACCAGCCGGGAGCGCAAGCTGCGGCTCCTGGGCTGCGCCTGCGGCCTCCTGGGGCAGCCCCTGTGGGTCTGGAGCGCGTGGCGGGCGGATCAGTGGGGCATCCTGGCCTTGAGCCTCTGGTACACCTGGGCCTGGGCAAGAGGGCTCGTGAAAGAGTGGAGGGGATGATGCCTTGTATAAAAACGAAAAGAGGCCTTTGGTGCTGCGGTCCAAGCGTTGATCCGAGGGATATATGCTCCATTCCAGGATGTGGTGAGTGGACAGATAAACTCTGTGACTGGCCTATGGGCAACGGCCGGACATGTGACGCGCCGCTCTGCAAAGAGCACGCGATGCATCTGGGAGACGACTTTGACCTCTGCCCTATACACGCGGCCATGTACAAGCAACAGCGCCCATTCACGGGGACTCCAGGAAAACTCCATCTAATTCGGGTGAGCAGGTGAACCAGGACATCCGGCTGTCCGTGGATTTTTTCGGGCACCACAAGGTCCGGCGGCTGCGGCGGCGGCACGGAGACAAGGGCGTGGTCTGCCTCATCGCCCTGTTCTGCTACGCGGGCAAACACCGGCCAACGGGCGAGCTTTCGGGCATGAGCCAGGAGGACATTGCCGAGGCCGCTGGATGGGACGGGGACGCCGAGGAGTTCGTGTCCGGGATCTGCGGCCTTGGCTTCCTGGAGGAGTGCGAGGAGGGGCGCTACCAGATCCACGACTGGGCCGAGCACAACCCCTGGGCTGCCGGGGCGGACGAGCGCCGGCTGGCCGCATCGCGGGCCGGGAAGGCCTCGGCCGAGGCCCGGCGCCAGGCCAAGACCCAGGGGGGCGATGGAGCAACGGGCGGTCAACGGGCCGTTGACGAGTCGTTGCAAGTCGTTGAACCGGCGTTGAACGGATCGCCAACGGAATCCAACGGAGGCCCAACCCCTCTTCCTTCTCCTTCTCCTAAAGCTAAAGGCAGTACTCTCCCCTCTTCGGAGACTAAGAGTCTCCTCCGAGGGGAGAGCGTCCCCGGCGGGGCCGGGGCCCCCCCTGTGCGGATCGAGGATTGCCCGCACGGGGAGATCGTGCTGCTCTACAACTCGATCCTGGCGGACGCGGGCCTGCCCGAGGTGCGGGTCTGGGGCGAGACACAGAAGGCCATGCTTCGCTCGCGCTGGCGCGAGGACAAGGCGCGCCGGGACCCGGCCTGGTGGCGGGCGTTCTTTGAGCGGGTCAAGGCCTGCCCTTTGCTCATGGGCAAGGTGGAGGGCCGCGGGGGGGCGGCGCCCTTCCGGGCCAGCCTGGACTGGCTGGTGAAGCCCACGAATTTCGGCAAGGTGCTCAACGGCAATTTCGACCCCCAGGGCGCGGGCCGTTCCGGCCTGGACGACTGGGCCACCGGGACAGGAGGTTGACCATGTTGTGCGCGGCCTGCGGCAATGACGGGAGCCGGGTCATCAAGACCGAGCAGCGGGACGATGGGGTAGGGCGGGTGCGCCAGTGCCGCCACTGCGGCCATGTGTGGCGGACCCTGGAGCGCGAGGTCAAGGCCAAGGGGCAGGAGGGCAAGGCGGCATGATGCGGCAGGAGTTCGTGGGCCTGGTGCGGGAGCTGTGCAAGCACTTCGGCAAGACCCAGGAGCCGGAGCCCGAGCAGGTTGGCCTGTGGTTCGACGTGGTGCAGGCAATCCCCGGGGACGCGCTGCCGAAAATCTCCCTGGACATCCGCAGCGGCCACGACTTTTTCCCGCGCAACGTGGCCAAGGCGGTCAGGGACTCCTGGGAGGCCATGCAGGCCGACGGCCGGAGCGGCGAGCCCGAGGACAGGGCCCCGGCCAAATGGTGCGCGGAGTGCGGCGGGTCCGGGTTCCTCTACGGCTACCGGCTGGACACGGGCAAGAACGGCCAGCCCATGGGCGTGAACCGCTACCTGTTCCGCTGCGGCCACTGCGAGCGGCTCAAGAGCGCCTACAACGGAGTGCCCATGGCCACCTGGCGGCAGCTGGAGATCCAGGGGTTCCACCGGGAGCTGGCCGCGTGACGGACCCGGTGCTGGAGTGCTTCCGGCGCGGGGGAGATTTTTACGACATGCTGGCCGCGGGCGGCAAGAGGTCCCAAAACCTAGCAACAGGAAATCCCAGGGCGCGGAATTGCCGGGAATCGTTCGGAGTCGGGAAATGCCGGAACAAGTCGGGAAAAGTCGGAGAGAACGGCGGCTGATGGCAGTGCGCACCCCCCTGGGACGCAGCCCGCGCTGGAGTGCGCAGGTGCGCAGCCGCGAACATGGCGGCATTGTCCAGGTGGCGCGGGTTCTCGGGCTGCGTGTTACGCAGTGCGCAGGGCAGTGCTCAAGGGCAGTGCGCAGGGGGTCCGAGGCGGGTTTGGGGATGCGGTTTGTTGCAGAGTTTCCGGAGGGAACGCGGGTGTTCCTGTCGCCCGGCCTGGGGGATGGGGTGATCGGCTACGCCCTCAATCCCAAGCACCCGCCCTTGCTGATCACAAAGAACGGCTGTGAGGAGGTCTTGCCATTTCTTTGTGGGGGTCCTGTGGTGCCGGCCGGAACGCGGTTCGATCTGCGCCTGGGGCCGTGCACGGTCAACTTTGTCGAGGCCGTGCTTCCTGGCGGCGTGATGTTGTTGGCTGGGCAGCATCGGGACAACATGGTGGCCCTGCTCGCGGACGGCCGCGTGGTGGACGTGAAGGGATAGGAGGGAGCATGACCTACGAGGAATGGAAGAAAGGCGTCAGGGCGGCCAGGATTGAAGATATCCAGAACCAGCTCACCAAAAGACTTGAGCAGCGGTTCGCTGGCGTCGGGAAATGAAAGGCTGCCGGCCGCTGACCCGGGACGAGGTGCGCCGTATCCTGGACGCGCTCCAGGGATCGCGCCTGGCCCTGCGCAACCGCTGCCTGGTCCAGGTGGGCATCTACACCGGGTTCCGGATCTCCGAGCTCCTTTCCCTGCGCGTGGGCGACGTGCTGCGCGACGGCAAGGTCCTGGCCAGGGTCCGGGTCGAGCGCAAGCACATGAAGGGCAAGCGCAGCTCCCGGGACGTGCCCCTGAACAAGCACGCCCGGGACGCGCTGGCCGAGTGGCTGCCCGTGCTGTTCGCCTGGCGCGACTGCGGGCCGGACCTGTACCTGTTCCAGTCGTCCCGTGGTGGGCGGCTGTCCCGGCGCCAGGCCGGGCGCATCCTGTCCCGGCTGGCCGGGACCCTGCGCCTGGGCCCGGGCATCGGCACGCACTCCCTGCGCAAAACCTTCGCCCAGGCCGTCTATGACCGGGCCCTGGCCGAGTGGCGGCCCGGGCACGAGCTGCCCGTGCGCGTGGCCATGAAGGCCCTGGGCCACAGTTCCGTGGAGGTCACGGAGCATTACCTGGGCCTGGACGTGCAGGCCGTGGACGCGGCCGTGCTGGCCCTCCAGTTCGGGGAGGCCGTGTGAGCTGGGACACCATGGAGGCCCGGGAGTTCTATACCCTGGACGAGGTGGCGGACATCCTGCGCGTGGACCCGGAGACCCTGCGGCGCGGGGTCATCCGGCGCAAGCGCCTGCGGCATCACCGGGAAGGCAAGGGCGGGCGCATCCTGGTGCGGCACCGGGATCTGCTGGCGTACATCGAGGGCATGGCCGTGGAGGTCGCGCCCGAACAGGAGCGGGAGGGAGCATGAGCACCATCGAGCTGCCCCTCAAGGGCGCCCGGGCCATCTGCGAGGCCGTGGGCCAGGACCACAAGCAGATCGCGCGGCTGGTGCGCGAGGAGGGCCTGCCCGCGTTCCGGCGCGGGGGCAAGGGCAAGTGGCTGGCCCTGCCCTCGGACCTGGCCCGCTGGATCAAGACCGAGCGGGACCGGGAGCTGGGCGAGGCGGGGTAGGCCCGGGGGCTTCCTGAAAGCCTGTCAATAGGAATTTTCGTCCTTTTTTATCCTTTTTTGCCCCTTTTTCGTCCTTTTTCGTCCTGCCCTCTTTCCCGGGGATAGGCTCCGGCCACGACGGTCTCGCGGCGCGGCCGTCCAGGCTCCCACCCGCTCTCCCCGAGCAAGCCTGGACGGCCCACACCGCGGGAAGGGGGAGAGGATGGGCGAGAAACTGCCGGTCGTCACCATCACCCGCGAGATCATGGACGCGGAAGCGACCCAGGGCCGCCTGCGCTGCGGGTCGTTCGGGTGTTTCACGCTCGAATTGCCCTGGCGCGACAACGCCGAAGACATCTCCTGCATCCCTCCCGGAACCTACAAGGCCAAGATCACCTACTCCAACAAGTTCAAGCGCGACCTGCCCGAGCTGCTGGACGTGCCTGGCCGGTCCAAGGTGCGCATCCACGCGGGCAACACGACCCGCGACACCCTGGGCTGCATTCTGGTGGGCGAGGAGCGCGTGGAGTCCGCGCCCATGATCACCAAGTCCCAGGTGACCCTGACCGAGCTGTTCGATGCCCTGCACCCGGCCAAGACGTTTTGGGTCAACGTGCGCAACCCCGTGGAGGCCTGACCATGCACGGCTGCGCCGAAGCCCTCCTGCGCCTATTCTGGATCGGAGCCGCCTGTTTCGTGGTGGCCTTGGCCGCGTGCGGCGGGCTGGGCGGGCTGGTGTTCCGCTTCGGCTTCTGGCCCGGCGCCGGAGTCGGGGCCCTGGCGGGCGTGGTCCTGGTGCTCGTGGTGATCCTGCTCTGGTGGCTTGGGGTTCCCCTCTGATGGGCCTCATGTCCGTCATCAGCAACATCTTCACGGGCGGGGCCTCCACCGTGGTGGACGCCATCGGCACGGCTGCCGACAAGCTGTTCACCTCGGACGAGGAGCGGGCCAAGGCCCAGGCGGAGATCGAGGAGCTGCGGCAGAAGCCCTACGTCATGCAGATCATGACGAACCTGGCCGAGGCCGCGCACAAGTCCGTGTTCGTGGCCGGGTGGCGGCCCTTCCTAGGCTGGATCGGCGGGCTCTCCCTGGCCTCCTACTACCTGCCCAAGCACGTCATGGGCGCGGTGCTCTGGTCCTGGCAGTGCGTGGCCATCATGGCTCATGCCCCGGACATCCAGGCCGTGGTCCTGCCGGCCTATCCCGTGGAGCTGTCGAGCACGATCATGGAGCTCATCCTCGGCATGCTCGGGCTGGCTGTCACGCGGAGCTGGGAGAAAAAAGAGGGGGTGGCTCGGTGACGGCCGAAGAGCTCAAGCAGGCGGTTTCCGCGGCCGTGCACGAGGCCCTGGACCAGCGCGAGGAAGACCGCTCCTGCCGCTGCTGCGGCACCTGCGAGCTGGAGCCGCTCCAGCACCGGGATCACCACAAGGCCCTATCCGATGTCGGCTTGAGCAACTTTTACGAGGACCACAAGTTCACGCGCTCCGCGCGCGAGTCCCTCCGGCACGGAGGGAAAGTCCTCCTGGCCGAGGTCATCAAGCACATTGTCACGGCGCTGATCACCGGCGCGATCCTCTACGCGACCATGCGGGGTGGCCAATGAGCGGCAGGTTCTCCGAGGACATCTGGCAGGCGGTGCGGGACGAGTACAGGGCCGGGGCCCTGTCCATCCGCGCCATCGCCGCCCTGTTCCCGGACGGCTCCGGTCCCTCCGAGGCGGGCATCCGCGCCCGGGCCAAGAAAGAGAAGTGGGAGCGGGACCTGTCCGCGCAGGTGGAGGCCGCCACCCGGGCCAGGCAGCAACGCGAGGGGGCCAAGAGTTCCAAGTCCTCGGACATCATCGAGAACGCGGCCGAGCGGAACTTTCAGGCCCTGCAGAATCACATGAAGTTCCTGGGCGAGCTCTCCGGGCTGGAGGACAAGCTCAAGACCCAGATCGACAAGTGCTTTGACGACCTGGACAAGATGGCCAAGGCCCCCAGCCTGGAAGAGCAGGTGTCGGAAATCCTGGCCTCGGCCGAGGAAAAGCCCAAAGGCAAGGTCGTCCGCCTGTCGTTCGCGCCGCCGGAAGTGGCCCGGGCGGCCCTGGTCAAGGTCGTTGCCGAGTGCATGAGCCACCTCACTGGGACCACGGCCAAGCGCATCGGCCTGGAGCGCCAGGCCCTGAACCTGGACAAGCCGGACAAGGACAAGCCCCTGGCCTCATTTATTTTCCATGCGGATTTCAAGGGGGAGGCCCGTGGCTAAAGACCGCTACACGGCCGAGCCGACCCCCGCAGTTTTCCACGCCTCGGACGCCTACGTGCGCGGCATCCTCGGTCCTGTCGGTTCCAGCAAGTCCACGGCCATGTGCATGGAGATCATGCGCCGGGCCCACGAGATGCCGCCGGACAAGGACGGCGTGCTCTGGTCCCGCTGGGTCGTTGTGCGCAACACCTATCGCCAGCTCAAAGACACCACGCTCAAGACCTGGCTGGAGTGGTTCCCCGAGGACAAGGTGGGCCTGTTCAACCTGTCCGACATGCAGCACAACATCCGGCTGCAGCTCGCGGACGGCACCACGGTGCGCCTGGAGGTCATGTTCCGCGCCCTGGATCGCCCGGACCATGTGCGCAACGTGCTTTCCCTGGACATCACCGGGGCCTGGATCAACGAGGCCCGTGAGATTCCCAAGGCCATCGTGGACGCCGTTGGCGATCGGCTGGGTCGCTACAACCCCGGAGGGCTCGAGCAGGGGTCGTTCTGGTTCGGCATGATCATGGACTCGAACCCGCCGGACGATGACCACTGGTGGTTCAAACTGGCCGAGGAGACCCGGCCCGAAGACCGGCCCGGGTGGGAGTTCTTCCACCAGCCCGGTGGGCTCGTGGAGACCTCGGAAGGCGTGTTCGAGCCCAACCCCCTGGCCGAGAACATCGCGCACCTGCCCCTGGACTACTACACGCGCAACATGGTGGGCAAAGGCCTGGACCATATCCGGCTGTACTACTGCGCCAGATACGGGTTCGTGCAGCCCGGCCGGCCCGTGTTCCCGGAATACCACGACGAGATCCACTGCTCCAAGGTTCCTTTGGAGCCCGTGCCCGGCCTGCCCCTGCTCCTGGGCCAAGACTTCGGCCTGACCCCGGCCGCGGTCATCGGCCAGCGCCTGGCCAACGGCCGCATCCAGATCATCGACGAGCTGGTGGCCCAGGACATGGGCATCCAGCGCTTCGGCCAGGAATTGTTGCCACTGCTCAACGGCAAGTACAAGGATTTCGAGTTCTCGGTCATGTGCGGCGATCCCTCTGGGAATCAACGCGCCCAGACCAACGAGATCACGCCATTTCAGATTGTCCAGGCTATGGGCATCCCAATCAGGCCAGCCAAAAGCAACAACTTCACCCTGCGACGCGAAGCTGTTGCAAGCCTGCTCAACCGCCTTGTGGACGGCAAGCCCGGCCTGCTCATCTCGCCCACGTGCAAGACCCTGCGCAAGGCCCTGGCCGGGGTCTACGCCTACAAGCGCGTCCAGGTCTCCGGGGCCGAGCGCTACCAGGACAAACCCGACAAGTGCCACCCTTACAGTGATGTGGGGGATGCGCTCCAGTACCTGTGCATCGGCGCGGGCGAGGGCCGGGCACTGATCAAGCGGCCGGACGACGGCAAGCCGCGCCAGCGCCGGGCGAAATTTTCCTTCCAGCTCGGCACGGCAGGCCGCTCCGCCGGCTCCCAACAGCGTTTCGCCAGGAGGTAGTCCCATGTGCGCGTCCAAGATTTTCGGCGGCGGAGCCAAGGCGGTTTCCGTGCCGCCCGTGGTCACCACGGCGGAGAACGACCCCGAGGCCGAGCGCCGGTTGATCGAGCGCCGTCGCGCCACCGCGGCCGAGGCCGCGCGGGCGAGCTCGCGCAACACCGTATTCACCGGAGGCATGGGCGACTCCTCGACGGCGAGCCTGCTCCGGGCCACCCTGGGGTAGCCGTGGCCGCGCGCAACGACAGCCAGACCGAGGCCAAGGACATCCTGCGCCGGGTCGAGCCCCTGGTGGCGGCCCGCAGAGGCTTCGAGCCCGTATGGGACGAGGTGGCGGACCACGCCGGGCCCCAGTGGGGCGGGTTCTCCTCCGATCCCCAGCACCCCCGGGAGCAGCCCCTGCACATCCTGGACTCCACCATGTCCCAGGCCGGCGAGGCCATGGCCGCCGGTCTGTCCTCCGGTTCCTGCGGCCCGTCCCAGCGCTGGTTCGGCACCGAGATGGAGGACCAGGACATGAACCGCTGGGCCGCCCGCCGCAAGTCCGGAGCGGAGCGGGACTGGCTCCAGAAGGTCGAGGACAACTACTACCTCATGCTGGCCCGGGGCGGGTTCTACCAGCAAAGCGTCGTCGCCTTTTGGCAGTACGGCCTGTTCGGCTGGCACGACATCATGCTGGATGAGGATCTCATGGAGGGCGCGCGGTTTTCCGCGCGGCACCTGCCCGAGGTCTTCATCGGTCAGGACTGGCGCGGCCGGGTGAACAAGGGGGTCTGGCGCTTCGAGATGAGCGCCGCGGAGATCGAGCAGGAGTTCGGCAAGGACAGCAGCCTGCCCGATGCCGTGCGCCGGGCCCTGGACAGCCCCAACGCGGCCTCGGGCCAGGGCAAGGACAAGCCGTTCAAGATGGCCCACGTGATCCTGCCCACAGACTCGGACGGCCCGGAGCTCACGGCGCATCAGCGTTGGGCGTCCTGGTACATCTTCTGCGAGGGCGACGGCAAGGGCCAGGTCTTGAGCCAGGGCGGCTTTCGCTCGTTCCCGCACCTGGTCTCCCGCTGCTTCCGCCTGCCGCGCAGCCCCTATTCCTACAGCCCGGGCATGAACGCCCTGCCCAACTCGCGCATGGCCAACGAGATGCTGCGCCTGCTCCTGGAGGCCGGGCAGCTCTCCGTGGCCCCGGCCTACCTGGTGCCGGACGACGGTGTGGTTGGGAACATGGATTTCCGGCCCTACGCCCTGAATCCCTACCGCAAGGACAACAACATCGCGGCCCAGGACTTCGCGCCCCTGTCCCTGGGCGGGGACCCGCGGTTCGACCTGGAGCTGCTCAAGGCCACCCAGGCGGACATCCAGGCCCTGTTCAAGGCCCCGCTGTTCCAGGCCCTGCGGACCCGGGCCCAGGCCGGCGGCAAGCCCACGGCCACCGAGGTCACGGAGCTGGCCGGGGAGCGCATGTTCATGCTCACGCCCCTGCTCGTGAACATCCAGACCGACTTCTTCGACCCCCTGTTCGACTTGAGCTGGGAGGTCATGGTGCGCCGCGGCGAGGTGCCCCCGGTTCCCCGGGAGCTGCTCAACCGCAAGTTCAAGGTCGTTTACAAGAGCCCGCTCATGCGGGCCCAGCAGGAGTTCCGTTCCCAGGCCGTGCTCAAGACCTTCCAGGAGGTCTCCATGCTGGCCACGGCCGACCCCGCGGTCATGGACGAGTTCAAGTGGCCCGATGCCGCCCAGGTCCTGGCGGACCAGAACGGCTACCCGGCCGAGGGCTTGCGCTCGCCCGAGGAAAAGCGGGCCCTGGCCCGGGTCCGGCAGGCGGCCCTGGACAACTCCCAGGCGCAGGCCATGGCCGGACAGGCCCTGGACCGCTACGGCGACCTGTCCGGCGCGCCCGAGGACGGCAGCCCGGCCGACCTCATCATCAAGTCCTTCCAGGGAGGCGTGGCCCAGTGAGCAACGTGCCCCTGAACAATCTCTCCGAGAAGCAGATCGCGGACCACATCCGGGTCGCGCTGTCCACGCCCTCCGGCGAGGTGCTCCTGGCCTGGCTCCGGCGCAACTGCTTCATGGACCCCACCCCAAAACCCGAGCCTGTGGCCAACGGGGACCAGGCGCTCTCGCGTATCGGTCTGGCCGGCCTGTTCCGCAGGATCGAGTTCTATCGAACCACCATCTTACCCGAGGAGAAGAAGAAATGACGGAAGCCACACAGGCCCCGGAACCCGGACAAGCCACCGTGACAACTTCCAGCTGGCTGGAGACGATCCCCGAGGACCTGACCTACGAGGCTCCGGGCGAGGACGGCACGCCGCAGGCCATCAAGCTCCGGGAGCACGCCAAGCTCCAGGAGTTCAAGACCCCGGCGGACCTGGCCAAGTCCTACCTGGAGGCCCAGAAGCTCCTGGGCAAGCGGACCATCGGCCTGGCGCCCCTCAAGGAGAACGCCACGGACGATGAAAAGAAGGCCTGGGACGCGGAGTACCGCAAGCTCCAGGGCGTGCCCGAGAAGCCCGAGGACTACCAGATCCAGATCCCGGAAGGGCGGAAGATCCTGGACCAGGACAAGGGCTTTTACGACTGGTTCCTCAAGACCTCGCACGAGCTGGGCCAGTCCCCGGCCCAGGCCCAGGCCTGGTTCGACCGGTTCAACGCCTTCACGGCGGAATACTGGGAGGGACAGACCAAGGCGGCCCAGGAGACCCGGGAGCAGTCGCGCACGGCCCTGGCCGCGCACTACGGCGGCGAGAAGCAGCTGGGCGAGGCGGCCGAGCTGGCCAAGCGCGGGTTCCAGCACCTGGCCGCGCTGGAGGGCCTGGACGCGGACGAGGCCAAGGCCTTTGCCGAGAACTACGGCGAGGAGGCCCCGTTCGTGCGCATCTTCGCCCGGCTGGGCAAGACCATCGGGGATCACGAGATCAAGGACGGCGCGGGCTCCGGCGGTTCGGGGCCCGGCAACGAAGGGGAAACCCGCGAACAGTACTACCAGCGGAAGTTCCCCAACAGCTAGCCGCGCAAGAACGCGGCGAGGAGAAACGACATGGCCGATCCCATCTTCGGCACCCTCAAGGAACTGGCCGTGCACATGGCCAAGGTCCAGCAGCATCAGGTGGACGGCATCACGGAGGAGACTCCGGTGCTGAACACCATCCCCTTCGAGCAGGCCACGCACGATCTGTGGAACGTGGCCACCGTGCTCGAGAACATCAGCGGCGGCGGCTTCGTGGACATGAACGCGCCCCTGCCCAAGGTCCAGGTCGGCCGCGGTCTCCGCAAGGTGGACCTGGAGATCCTGGGCGGTGAGGTGTTCGTGCCCCAGGATACCGCCGTGATCCACGGCGGCGCGCCGGCCTGGTTCGCCAAGAACGAGTTCAGCATCATGCGCAACTTCGGCATGACCGCCGAGGAGGCCATCCTCTACGACAACCTGCGCGCCTACGCCCTGGACAACGGCAACAAGATCAACGCCGGGGCCTCGGGCGACGTGAACTACAGCATCCTGGCCGTGCGCTGGGTGCCCGGCGAGGTCTGCGGCTTGTATTCGCCCAAGATGTTCGCCAAGGGCGGGGAGCTGGTCAAGGCCGAGGCCCTGGGCGGCGGCGGCCTCATCAAGGACGCGGCCACGAACGTGAACGGCTACGGCATGCAGTACAAGGGCTACCTGGGCATCCAGCTGCTCAACGACAAGTGCGTGGCCGGCATCTTCAACATCACCGACTCGAACAAGCCCACGGCCCTCCAGGTGGACGGCCTGCTGGAGATGGTGCGCGCGGACAAGAAGCGCACGTTCCTCTACTGCCACCCCCACACCATGGGCATCCTGGCCGACGTGGGCAAGGGCGGCGGCTTCCGCATGGGCCCGGACGACAAGAACGTCAACCGGGAGATCGAGAAGTGGAACGGCGTGCCCATCGTGACCAGCTACCAGTTCATGGCCGCCACCGAGTCGGTCGTATCCTTCAGCTAGGGCCCAGGGCTCTACGGAACACAGGAGAATCGCATGTACAAGCATGAACTCAAGGTTCACGGCGAGTACCTGGCCGAAGACCAGGCCCTGCCGCAGAACACCTCGGCCGACGGCAACGGCGGTGAGTTCCGCCTCTCCGAAACCCAGGGCGCCATCGAGCTCGTGGGCGTGGTGGAGGACGAGATCAGCCTGGCCGACACCAAGGTCCTGACCATCAAGCTCCGCGAGAAGGACGACGACGGCTCCTACGCGGACAAGGCCACGCTCTACACCAAGACCGCCTCCGGGGCCACGACCCTGGCCGCGGGCACGGAGCTGTTCCGCTACAGCCTGCCCACGGACACCAAGGACCTCATCAAGGCGCAGTTGACCACCACGGACGCCGCGGCTGCGGGTTCCGTGACCATCTACCCGAACTACCTGGCCCGGTAGAACGGAGACCGGGGGCCTCCAGGCCCCCGGTCCTTGGAGAAGCACATGGAAAAGCAGACGACGGCGAAGGCCGGGCAGACCTGGCGGGTGCGCGGCGATCTCAAGGATGACCGCGCGTTCCTGGGCGGAAAGGTCCGGCGCAAGGGCGAGGTCGTGCCGATCGCTCCCGGCCAGGTCGTTCCGCTGGAACTGGTGGAACTCGTCCAGCCCGAGGCCGAGCCCAAGACCGAGGCCCAGCCGGAGATCAAGGTCGAGCAGGAGGCCGAGGCCCTGACCGCCTCCGGCCTGGCCAAGCTCAAGAAGGAGGAGCTCCAGGCCCTGGCCAAGGACAAGGGCTTGGCCTGGGACGAGAAGATGACCAAGGACGCCTTGGTCCAGCTCATCCTGGCCGGGGCCGAGGCCGAGCCCAAGACCGAGGCCCAGGCCTAGAGCGGACAACGGTTTGACCCCCCGGGGTTTCGGCCCCGGGGGTTTGGGAGCAGCCCATGCAGAAGCTCGTGAGCCTGAAAGTCACCGAGGCCCAGAAAAAGAACTACGGCCAGATCAACGACACGCCGCCCGAGTACCCCTGGGGCACGGCCCTGGACCTGGACGGCGAGCAGGTCAAGGCCCTGGGCCTGGAGGGCGTCGGCCTGGGCCAGGAGTTCAACGTGGTGGCCCTGGCCAGGGTTAAGAACGTGAGTTCGTCCGAGAGCGAGGAGCAGGGCAAGCGCGTCAACGTGGTGCTCCAGATCACGGACATGGCCGTGGCGCCCAAGTCTCCGAGCAGCGAGGAGTTCTACCGGGACATCCTCAAGGAGAAATAGTCCATGGCCTCCATCGTGGACATCTACAACGACGCGCTCAACGAGCTGGGCCAGACCTCGGTGTCGAGCGTCAAGGCCAACACGGCCGGTGCCCGGGCCATCGACGCCGTGTTCGCCACGGAGCTGGACGTGTTCCTGGAGGAGCACTTTTGGAACTTCGCCAAGACCCGCGCAAGCCTGGCCCGGCGCACCGCGACTCCCCTGTTCGGCTTCAAGTACCTCTACGGCCTGCCCTCGGACTTCCTCTTGATTTGGCAGGAGGAGCGGCCGAACATGCTCTACCGCATCGAGGGCGGGAGCTGGCTCTGCAACGCGGAGGAGGTCAACCTCGTCTATGTCCGCCGCGTGACCAGCGCCAACACCATGACCGGGCTGTTCCGCAGGGCCTTGGCCATGCGCCTGGCCGTGCGGGTCTGCCGCAAGGTCACCGGGGCCAATCCCGACGCGGACCTCAAGGCGCGGCGCGATGAGGCCGTGCGCATAGCCAAGCTCCTCAACGCCCGCAACGCCGGGCGCATGGAGCCGGTGCGGCCCAACGCCCTGTTGCTGGCCCGGGCCGGCGTCCGCTCCGGCTCCGGCGAGGGGGCCTGATGGCCCGGTTCGACGCCCTGGTCAACTCCCTGGCCGCGGGCGAGCTCGCGCCCGAGATGATCGGCCGCAGCGACCATGAAAAGTATTACTCGGGAGGCCTGGTCTTCCTGAACATGATCCCCAGGCCCTACGGCACGGCCTACCGTCGGCCCGGCACGCGCTACGTGAACCGGAGCAAGGACAACGGGGTGGCCGTGCTCCACGGTTTCGACTTCAACGGCACAGATGCCCAGTCCTACGTGCTGGAGTTCGGGAACAACTACATGCGCGTGCACAAGGACAAGGCCACGGTCATGAGCGGTGCGGCCCCCTACGAGCTGGCCACGCCCTGGACCGCTGCCCAGGTGGGCCGCCTGCGCTTCTGGCAGTCCGCGGACGTGCTCTTTGCGGCACACCCCAACGTGCAGACGCGCCGGATCATCCGCAACGGGCACGCGGACTGGGAAATCGAGGTCCTGGACACCCGCATTCCGGGCCACGACTGGGCCGCCATCACCGAGGCCAGCGGCGACAGCAAGGCCTCCGGCAAGAACAACGACACCATCAGCATTCCGGCCGGGAAGAAATTTGAAAAGCGCATGATCGTGTCCGGCGTGGACACCGCGGGCACGGCCTGCTGGTTTCTGTACCTGGGCGACGGGATTTTCGACAACGAGAACGGGACGTCGGCCATGACCGTGACCTTTGCCGACACCGTGAACAGCCCGGTCAAGATCGAGAGCATCTACAATTCCTCGGACGTGTTGCAGAAATACTGGCTCAAGCTGGATTCCAACGATTCCGCGCCCGAGGAATGGACCGGGACCAACTGGCCCGGGTTCGTGGGCTGCTTCGAGGGCCGTCTGGTCCTGGCCGCCACCCCGGACAAGCCCCTGAACTACTGGATGAGCCGCACGGACGACTGGGCGTTCTTCTGCAAGAACACGAGCACGGACGGGACGCCCCTGGACGACGACGCGATCTGGAAGGACGTGCAGGGCACGGGAACGCGCATGAGCCCGATCCAGTGGCTCATTGACCAGGACGACCTGCTCGTGGGCACGAACACCGCGGAACTCATCCTGACCTCGGGCGCGGACTCGGACCCGGTGAGCCCCGCGAGCTGCTACCCCAAGCGCCAAAGCGCCTACGGTTCCTCCGATGTCCAGGCCCTGCTCATCGGCAACGGCGTGGTCTTCGTGTCCCGCACCGGCCGCAAGGTCCGGCGCATCGCCTACGACTGGCAACAGGACAACTACGCCTCGGATGAAATCTCGCTCCTGGCCGCGCACATCACCGGCCCGGGCATCGAGGGCATGGCCTACGCCGTGGAGCCGGACGGGGTTGTCTGGTGCCGCCGCAGCGACGGCGTGCTGGCAGGCTGCACCTACATGCCCGGCCAGAACGTCACGGGCTGGCACCGCACAGTCCTGGGGGGGGGCGGCAAGGTGGAGTCCCAGGCCACCATCCCGGGCAGCCGCGGGGACGAGCTCTGGCTCCTGGTGCGCCGGGAGTTCGGCGGCCAGACGTTCCGGGACATCGAGGTCCTGGAAGCCCCCTTCGACCCGCTCAACGAGGACGGCACGGAAAAGACCGACGCCGCGGACGCGTTCTACGTGGACTGCGGATTGAGCTACGAGGGCGACCCCCTGACCGTGCTCACCGGCCTGGACCACCTGGAGGGCCGCACGGTCCAGGTCCTGGCCGACGGCATCGACATGGGCGACTTCGTGGTCGCCAGCGGCACCATCACGCTGTCGCGGGCAGCCTCCACGGTCCATGTCGGCCTGGGGTCCGTCTCGGACATCGTGCCCATGCCCTTCGACGTGCAGGGCAACCCGGCGGCGTTGTTGAACAAGAAACGCCGGGTGGCCGCCGTCACGCTGCGGCTGGCCCATTCCGTGGGCGGCAAGGTGCGCGCCGGGGCCTATGACTTCAACGCCACGGAGTGGCAGGATTTGCCCACCATCCCCACGACCCTGCCGCCGGGTGCTCCACCGCCCCTGTTCACGGGAGAGCATTCCGTGACCCTCATCGACAATTCCCTGACCCAGGCCGTGGTCACCGTGCGCCAGGACCGGCCCCTGCCCCTGACCGTGATCTGCATGGTGCCCACCATCGAGGTGACGGGATGAGCGGCGGCGTGATCTACGCCCGGCACGGCGGGCTCCAGGCCCGCGAGGCCTCCTGGCGGGACGTGCTGAACGTGGGCCTGCGCATGCGCCAGGCCGACCGGGACGAGGTGCTGGCCTCCTGCGGCCTGCACCCGGTCAAGGCCTGTGTGGACTCGGCCATGGCCTCGGACTGGGTTGTGGCCCTGGTGCGCGAGGACACGGACATGGCCTGGGCCGTGTTCGGCGTGTCCCCGGACTGGCTCCCGGGATACGGCGTCCCTTGGCTTCTGGCCGCGCCCGAGATGGAGGAGCGGTTTTCCCGCACCTTCCTGCGCTACTGCCGGGTGTTTCTGCGCCGGATGCTGGAGTCCTACACGGTCCTGGCCAACCGTGTGGACGCCCGCAACGAGGCCGCGATCCGCTGGCTCACCTGGCTGGGGTTCACCCTGCGCGATCCCGCGCCCTGGGGGCCCCTCGGTCTGCCGTTCCACAAGTTCGAGATGCGGAGGTCCTGACCATGTGCACCGGCATCCCCGAAAGCGTTGCGGCTGTCGATTCCGCTGCCGCCATTTTCAGCACCTACCAGGGCGTCGAGGCCGCCAGCGCCGCCTGGACCCTGGCCGACCTCGGGTTCTACTCCCAGCTCGCCTCCACCGGGTTGTCCGTGGTGGGCATGGTGGACCAGGGGATCACGGACGCGGAAACCGCGGACATCAACGCCAAGAACTCCAAGGCCGTGGCCGCGCGCAACGCCCAGATCATCAAGAACCAGGCCGCGCGGGACGAGCGCATCGCCCTGGAGAAGTTCAACCGGGAGCAGGCCAAGCGCCGCACCTGGTTCGGGGCCACGGGCGGGGGCGGGGAGTCTTCGGCCGAGGTCCTGGCCGGGGCCGCCAGCGCCTACGAGATGGACGCCCTGACCCGCCAGTACAACACGGACCTGGAGGTCCAGAACGTGCTCTACGGCGGGGACGCCGATGCCGCCATGTACCGGATGAAGTCCAGTAGCGCGCTGTACTCGCTGCCGTTCACGGCCGGGTCCACGCTGTTGTCCGGCGGCGCCCGGGCCATCAAGTACCGGCTGTCCAAGAACTAGGGGAGGGACGCCATGCCCAGCATTGATATGGAGGCCGCGCCCCGGCAGCGCGCCGCCGCCCCCATGCTCCAGGCCCAGCCCGTGCAGGCCGGAGGCTCGGCCGTTTCCGGAGCGGCCCAGGGCGGCGAGGCCCTGGCCGACATGGCCGGGTCCTTCATCGACGCCGAGCGCGAGACGGCCTGGTCCAGGGCCAAGGCCGGGACCTACGCCGACCTCATGGCCCTGCACGGCTCCCTGGACCAGGAGCAGGACCCGGCGGCCATCCGCCAGAAGTGGGCCCAGGGCTCCGCGGAAATCCGGGCCAAGTACGGCGATCCCCTGGCCGGGGACCAGCGGCTGTCCCGGGTCTATGACGAGTATTTCACGCACTACGCCACGAACCTGGGCCTGCGGGCCGATGACCTGGCCGCAGCCCGGGTCAAGGACCAGGGCCGGGCATCGCTCCTGGAGAACCTGGCCTCCTACGAGGCCTCCCTGGACAACGCCCGCTCGGACGCGGACTACGACGCGGCCCTGCACAACGGCCTGGTGGAGATCAACAACAAGCGTCAGGCCGGAATCCTGGGGGCCGAGGAGGCCGAGCGCAGCATTCTGGCGTTCACGGGCAAGGTTACGAAGATCAAGGAGACGCGCCAGGAGGAGGCACGGCTCCAGGGGGCCTACGCCGGGCTCTGGCGGCAGTTCAAGGGCGACCCGGACGCAGCGGCCGAGTTCCTGGAAGACCCCAAGAACCAGGCTCGGCTCGGCCTGGACTTCAAGCAGGCCCTGGGCTTCATCCACACCTTCCAGGCCCAGGCCGCGGCCGATGAGCGCCGGAACCAGAAGGCCCAGGCCGAGGGACTGCGGGCCGAGAAGGAGGCCTACTGGAACGCCGTGAGCCAGGACGACGCCCCAGGGGCGCTCCAGGTGCTCCAGGGCGCGAAGTTCATCCCGGCCGAGGACCGGGTGAAGCTCCGCGAGGGGCTCATGAAAGCCCGGTTCGAGGACGATCCGGCCGTGGCCGCCGACCTGCAGCGGCGGGTCTGGGGCGGGGAGCTTACGGACAAGGCCGAGATCGCCGGGTACGTGGGCCGCGGGATCTCCACCAAGACCGCCCAGGCCCTGCGCGACGACGTGGACAGTCTGGGCAAGGAAAAGCCTCCCCTGGCCGGAGCCATCAACTACTACACCGCGGCCATCCGGAAATTCGAGGTCCTGTACCAGGACGACGCGGACATGCTGGTCCAGGGCGACCGCTTCGGGGCCAGCCTGATCTATCTGGCGCAGAAGGAGAAGGTCGGGCCCTATGACCCCAAGATGATCGACCTGGCCGACGGCCTGCTCAAAAAGACCGGGGGGTTCATGGGCAAGTTCCAGTCCACGCAGTTCGAACGCGACCTGGCCGCCGGGACCCTGCCGTACCAGACCGGCGAGGCCGCTCCGGCAGCTGTCCCGGCGTCCGCTCCTGCCGGGCCGGCCCGGCGCATCCCGCCCACGGAGTACGAGCAGGTCAAGGCCGCGCTCGTGTCCGCCGGAAAGGATGCCTCGGACGACACCATTTATGCGGTCTGGGTCAGGAACCGCGCCAAGTTCAAGGGGCAGAGCCAATGATCGGACGCTGGGCCTGCATGAAGCTTCGTGACGGGACCAACGCCTTGAAGGCCGTGCACGTGGTTCCGCTCAACCCGGACGGCACGGTCAGAATGCCGCACAGCCTGGCCGAATCCTGCACCTGTTCGCCGCAGATCCTGCACGTCCCGGGCGGCGTCTGCCCGGTCATCGTGCACAACACGGAGCACTGACATGCCGCTGGACCTGGACCTCTCCGACGCCCCGGCCGCCACGCCGGAGCAGAACCTCGGCCTGGACCTGTCCGAGGCCAAGCCCGCGGCCCCGGTCCCCGGCCTGGACCTCTCCGACGCCCCGGACGCGCCCGAGCCCCGCGCCGAGGGCGCGCTCAACACTCTGGAGCAGTCCTACCGCGGACTGGCTTCCGGCAGCGCCGGGCTGGGCCAGGCCGCCGGGTCCGGCGTCCAGTGGCTCGGCAACCGTCTGGGCCTGGAGTCCGTGGCCCAGGGCGGCGAGTCCCTGGCCGACTACTACGAGGGCCAGGCCAAGGCCTACGGGCCCGGGGAGGAAATCTCCGGGAGCGTGTGGCAAAATCCCGAGCAGCTCGGCCGCGCCTCCTGGTGGGCCTACAACGTGTTCAACGCCATTCCCTCCCTGTCCGCCTCCGTGCTCCCCGGCATGGGCGTCTCCAAGGTCCTGCGTCTGGGCGGCGCGGCCCTAGAGGTCACGCCCCAAGTCATGGACCGCCTGGCCCGCATCGGCATGGCCGTGGGCGGCGGCGCTGCCGGCGGCGCCATGGAGGGGGCCAGCACCTACCGCGAGGTCCTGCGCCAGGGCGGAAACGAGGAGGAGGCGGCCCGGGCCGGGGAGTTCATGGCTGCGTTTTCCTCCGGGCTCAACGCCATATCCCTGGATACCATGTTCGGCAAGTCCGGGGCCGGGATCGGCCGCAGGATCGTGGCCGGGCTCACCGAGGGCGTCACCGAGGCGGCCGAGGAGCCGGGCGAGGAACTGTCCAAGGACCTGGCCTCCTACCTGGAGACCGGGACCATGCCCCAGGGGACCTGGGAGCGCATGGTGGACGCTGCCCGGGAGCGCGGCCTCAACGTGCTGGGCCCGTCGGCCATACTGGGGTTCGCCGGAGCCGGAGCCGCCCAGGAGTCCGAAGGCCCGGCCATGATCCGGCCGGACAATTTGACCGGCCGCGGGCAGGCCCAGGGGCAGGAAGCCCAGGCCGGGCCAGCGTCCGAGGCGGCCACCACCGGCCCGCAGGCGGACGCCGTGTCCGGTCTGGCGCAGACGGCCCCGGCCGCTTCCGACGTGCTGCCCTACACCCGGGCCGATGCCGAGCAGGACCTGGCCAAGCGATTCGGGGACAAGGAGGGCAAGGACCTCCTGGGCCTGTTCGATGCCCTGGCCGAGTCCTGGGCCGAGCGCGAGGGCCAGGCCCCGGACCAGTGGTTCGAGAAGCACCTGGCCGGGATCGTGAGCACGGACCAGGCTGGGGAGCTGGCCGCCGGGGACTTGGCCCAGGCCGCCATGCGCCGCAGCGAGGCCGCGAGCCTGGAGGACTTCCTGGCCGAGGCCAGGGCCGGGGACAAGGTGTTCCGCCTGGAGGAGCGCGCCCCGGACGCGGTGCGCGAGGCCCTGGGCGCGCCCGAGGCCGTGGTCAACATCCCGGCCGCGTTCGTCCAGCACCTTGACAGCCGCAGGCCCGGCGAGGCTGACGCCCTGGTGGCCGAGACGCCGGATATCCTGGCCAACGCCGACAAGGTGGTGTTCCGGGAGGATCGGGGAAAATACGGCGGAAAGCGGTATGCCGCTGTGCGCACTGTGGGCGATGAGGCCAAGGTCGTGGTGTTCGACCGTGTTTCCGGGAAGCGCGGGGACCGGATCATCCCGGTGACGGCATTCAAGAACAACGCCAAGGCGGTGGAAAACGCCTTGGCGTTGGGCGTCAAGGGGGAGCGTTCCGCGGTGTCCTACGGAGGTGTCTCCCAGGAGGTCATCCGGGCAATCTCCGCCCTCGACGAAGCCAGTATAGACGATTCCATGTCCCAGGGCAAGGCCCGCTGGAGCGTCCCCCAGGTCCAGGCCTCCGGCCATGGCCTTGGCGTGGAGGCCGTGCGCCGGGCCCTGGCCCCGCTCCAGGACACGGCCGCCAACGCCGCGCCCCTGGAGGTGGTGGCCGACGTGGCGGCCCTGCCCGAGCACCTCCAGTCCCAGGCCGAGCAGGGCGGCGGCAGGCCCGAGGCCGTGTTCGACCCGGACACGGGCAAGGTCTTTGTCCTGTCCGACGCCGTGGACTCTCCCGAGCGGGCCGTGGGCCTCTGGCTCCACGAGCAGGGCCTGCATGTGGGCCTGCGCGGCCTGTTCGGGCAGGACGCGGCCCGGTTGGACGGGTTCCTGGACCAGACGTTCGAGCACTTCGGGGCCGAGAGTTTCACGGACCTGGCCCAGGCCCACGGCCTGGACCTGGCCACGGAGGACGGACGGCGCCGGGCCGCCGAGGAACGCCTGGCCGTGCTGGCTGAAAAGGTGAACCTGGGCGAGGCCCTGGACGAGCGCGAGCAGGGCCTCTGGGACCGGCTGGTGGAGATGGTCCGGGCCTGGCTGCGGGAGCGCGGCGTGGGCGTGGGGATCTCCGAGGCGGACATCGCCCGCACGGTCATGGACGCGGTGCGCTGGACGGTCCAGGGCGACGGCCAGGTTCAGGGCCGGACGCTGTACCAGGGTCCCAAGCTGGAGCAGGCGCTCAAGATCGGGGAGCGCGTGGAGCGCGAGTCCAAGGCCTGGGCCGAATCCGTGGATCAGTTCCTGGCTGGGACGCTCAAGAGGTCTGACCCGCTACGCGTGGGCAGCACACCCGAGGTCCTCCAGGCCGTTGGCGCCCAGGACCTGCCCATGGAGATGACCCAGCGCAAGGCCTCCAAGATCCTGCGCGACAAGCACAACCTGCCTGCCGACATCCTCAAGGACCTGCCCCGGCTCCTGGCCGAGCCTGTGGCCGTGTTCGATTCCGCCACCATGGCCAACAGCCTAGTGGTGCTCACCGAGGCCCGCAACGAGGAGGGCAAGCCGGTCATTGCCGCGGTCCACCTCGCGGTGCGCGAAGGTCACCACGAGGTCAACGAAGTCGCCAGCGTGTACGGCAAGGACGGGTTTTCCGGCTGGTTCAAGCGTGAGGTCGGGGACGGCAGGCTGCGTTACATCGACAAAAGAAAGGCCGCCGCGGTAGCCGAGTCCGGGGAGCTCCAATCGCTCAAGGAGCGGACCTACCGAGGCGGCAAGCAGAAGGTACTCACGGAAGCCGATATTGTCAAGCCGATCCTGCCGGGCGAATTGAACCAGCGCGGCGCTGGGGCCCAGGACGCCCCGCGCGCGACCGTGTCCTTCCTGGATGACGGCCGGGCCCTGGTCCGGCTGTTCCGCACGGCCGACGCCTCCAGCGTGATCCACGAGGCCGCCCACGTGCTCCGGCCGCTCCTGCCTGCCGAGGACCTGGCCGTGGTGGAGCGCTGGGCCGGGGTCGAGAACGGCCAGTGGACCACCGAGGCCGAGGAGAAGTTTGCCCGGGCTTTTGAGCGGTACTGCTACGAGGCCAAGGCCCCCACCTCGCGGCTGCGCCAGGTGCTCTCCAGGCTGCGCCGGATGCTCGTGCAGATCTACGGCAACATCAAGGCCCTGGGCGTGGACCGCATCCCGGACGACGTGCGCCAGGTCTTTGACCGGATGCTCTCCACGGAAAAGGAACGCGAGGCCGAGCGTAGGACTGTTGAACTTATTCATTCTTTTCATGTTGACCGGGAGGCGCAGGCTGTTTCCTACGACGATTCCGAGCCACGCATGGAAGACATCTTGGAGAGGGCGGACCTTTTTGCCGAAGCCGAACGGAAGGCGTGGGCTGAACACGACAAGGAGCGCCGCAAGGAGATGCGATCGCTGCGTGCGGAGTGGCGAAAGGAGGCCCAGGAGGTTGCCGATAACCACCCGGTGCATCAGGTCATGGATCAGATCATCCGGGATAGCGGGATGGGCTTGGAAGGCCTTTCCCAGGACTATGACGAGCCAACGATCCACGCCCTGAACAAGAAACGTCCGGGCTTGGTGCGCCGTGGTGCGATGCCCTACGACATGGCCATGCAGGCCGCCGGAGTGGAAGACTCGGACGCCATGATCATGCAGATCCTGGAGGCCCCCACCAAGGCCCAGATCGTAGAACAGTACATGGTAGCCCGCGAGCTGGAGTTTGAGCGCATCAAGACTGAAAACGGGGATTTCGGGCAAGACTACTTCGCGGTTCAGGACGCCGCCATGGAGATCGTCGGCAAGAAACTTGACGAACGTCGGAAGCAGGCCGCCAGGGCGCAGGCAAAAGCCTCGGTTGACGAGATGTTGGTCGCGGACCTGGGCACCACGCGCCAGCGCCTGCGTAAAGAACGCGAGAGATTGAACGGTGAGCTGGACGGGGCGCTCAAATCTGGGAACAAGGTGAACGCTCAACTCTCGCTGTACCGGTTAAATGAGAACGATTTCCTTCTCTGGGAGGTTGAACGGGCCAAAGCGGAAAAAGACGGCATCGCCCGCAGCGTGACCGCCTCCCTGGCCCGGCGCATCCCCGAGGAGTTCCGGGAGCAGGCCCTGGCTTGGGCCGGGCGCATGGGCGCCAGGAACGTAGGCGCGACCCCCAGGCAAACCCTGCTGGAGTTCCTGCACTTCAAGAAGCTCCTGCCGTTCGTGAACCGCGACGCCATCGCCGTGCTGGAGAAGTACCCGCACACGGCCTGGAGCGTGGACCAGTACCGCTACGCCAAGGACGTGCTGCGCCAGATCGTTCATTTCGGGGCCACCGAGGGCAAGCTCCTGTCCGGAAAGGAGGCCCGGGACTATGAGCAGGCCGTGGCCGGGGTGCTTTCGGCCATCAAGGCCCCGCCCAGGCCGGACGTGGCGATCCATCCCCTGCCCGTGAACGAGCGGCGGCCCGGGTCCTTTGGCCGGTTCCTCGAGGGCACGAACAAGTACATGGCGGAATTGCTCAAGGCCGAGCACGTCTTCCGCTCCCTGGACGGCGGCAAGGACTTCGGCGCGACCTGGACCGCGTGCATGAAGCCCCTGGCCGACGCCCGCAACGAGTTCCTGCGCCTGGGCGAGGAGGCGTCCTCCCGGCTGGAGGCGGCCCTGGCCCCGGTGCGCGAGCGCATGGGCCAGTGGCGCAAGCAGAAGCTGACCATCAAGGAGATCCCGCGCAACATCATCCAGAAGCGCAGCCTCAAGAACGGCCAGTGGACCACCGAGGTGCAGGCCGGGGTCCCGCTCCTGCTCTCGCGCGAGTCCGTGTTCATGGCCGCCCTGAACATGGGCAACCTGGGCAACCGCGAGGCGCTCAAGGCCGGGTACATGTGGACCGAGGGCGACCTGGCGGCCATCTCCAGGAAGCTCACGGCCGAGGAATGGAAGATGGTCCAGGACGTGTGGGACGCCATAGACGGCCTGTACCCGCACCTGAACGCCGTACACAAGAAGCTCACGGGCGTGACCCTGCGCAAGGTGGAGGCCGCGCCATTCCAGGTCCAGACCGCGGACGGCCAGAACCTGGAGATCCGGGGCAGCTACTTCCCGCTCCAGTTCGACCGGGAGCTTTCCGTGCGCGCGGACCAGCTGGGGGCCGTGGCCGACATCATGGAGGAGACCCGGGGCGTGCACTTCAACCCGCGCCCGGCCCGGGGCATGACCATCGAGCGCCAGGGCGGACGCATGGCCCCGCTGCTGTCCTTCGAGGTCATCTCCCGGCACATGCTGGACACGGTGCACTACGCCTCCCACGCCCTGGCCATCCGGGACGTGGACCGCATCATCCTGGACCCGCGTTTCCGCGAGACCGTGGAGGCGGCCCGGGGCAAGGACGAGTACGCCCAGATCCGGCCCTGGCTCCAGAACGTGGCCCGGCCGAGTTGGGAGACACGCACGGTGGCCGAGTATTGGATCAGGTTGGCGCGCAAGAACGTGCAATTCGCAACGCTGGCCTTCAACATCCGTTCGGCGGTGGTCCAGATATCGTCCCTGACCAGCACGGTGAACAGCCTTGGGCTTGTGCCCACGGTCCGGGCCGCGGTCTTGGTGCTGAAATCGCCCAGCGAGTCCTGGGCCTTCGCCAGCGGCCGCTCCATCACCCTACGCAACCGGCGGCGCAGCTGGGATCGAGACATGGTGAACAACATTGGCCGGTTCCAGGCCGGCTGGGGCGATCTCCAAGAAGAAATACGGGAATCCGGCATGATGCCCCTCGGGCTCATGGACTCCATGGCCGCTCATATCACCTGGCTGGCGGCCTACAAGAAGGCCATGGACACGAACGGCTGGGACGAGGCCAAGGCCTGCGAATACGCGGACATGATGATGAGAGTGACCCAGGGCGGCGGCGAGTCCATGAGCTTGAGCCATTTGCAGACCAAACGAGGCATGACGGAACTGTTCACCATGTATTTTTCCTGGTTCAACACGAACTACAACAACATCGTTGCCGCGCATAAAGCGCTGAAATACGGATACGGCTCTCGGATCGATCTCCTGCGCGCGTATTTTTGGCTACTTATTGCTCCTGCAATAATTGAAGAATTGATACGGAACGGCCTTCCGGACGACGGGGACGACTGGGAGGAGCTGGGCAAGGACGTGCTCACCTACGGCCTGGCGCATTTTCCGCTCCTGCGGGACATCGCCACGCCCATGATCACGGGCTACAGGCCGCGGTTCTCGCCCGTGCAGGTGGCCTGGGAGGCCCCGGGCAACCTGGTCAACGCCTTCCAGGCCAAGGAGGACCGTGGCCGCAAGGTGGCCAAGGCCGCCATGCAGTTTGCCGGGGCCTTCACCATCTTCCCCACCACGGCGGCCATCACGGCCATGAACGGGGCCCTGGACCTGATCCAGGGCAAGACCGACAACCCGGCGCGGCTCCTGTTCCCGGCCCAGCACGAGGACAAGAAAAAGAAGATGACCTATGGAGGCGGAAAATGACCTACGAAAGCGCGAGCAGCAACACCCCGTATGAGGGCAACGGGTCGGCCACGTCCTTTCCCACGGGGTTCAAGTTCCTGGCCAACGATCAGGTCAAGGCCGTGGTCCGCATCGGGGGCCTGGACGCGGACCTGGTGGAGGACACGGACTACACCTTGACCGGCGCGGGCGAGGACTCGGGCGGAACGCTCGTTTTCCCCATCGAGGGCAGCGCCCACCACACCCTGGCCAGCGGTGAGCGCCTGGTCATCTATCTGGACCCGCCCATCGTCCAGGACCGGGCCATCGGCCAGACCACCATGGTGGACCTGCCGGAGATCGAGAAGGCCCTGGACCAGCTCACCATGATCTGCGCGAGCCTGGACGAGAAAGTGTCCAGGGTCCCGCAGTACCCTCCCAGCTCCACGGCGGAGGAAATCGGGTCCCCGGAGGAATACCTGGCCGAGATCGCTGCGCAGCGCGCCGGGGCCGAGACCGCCCAGGGCCTGGCCGAGACCGCCCAGGGCCTGGCCGAGGACGCCAGGGACGCGGCCGAATCCGCGGCGGCCAGCGTGGACGGCACCGCCCTGGACGAGCTGCGCACCCTGCTCCTGGCCGAGGCCCTGCGCCGGGCCATCGGTGACTCCGTGGACGGCCGGGAGTTTCTGGGCAACGGCTGGATCGACCCCCTGGCCGACGCCGGGGAGGTGGCGGTCACCCTGGGCTCCTTCGTGTCCACGGACGGCGGCTACCTGACCAATGCCGGGGCCGAAGATCAGGTCACATCCCTGGACCTGACCTTGGCGCAGTTCCTGGACGAGAAGGGCGGCGTCACGACCCTCACCGTGGACACTGCCAACACCTCGGGCCATTTCAATACGGCCAAGCCCGCCCGGGTGACCGCCGGGTGCCGCATGGTCATTGGCGGGGTGAGCTACATCATCGCGTCCATTTCCGGTGATGGGACAGCGGCCAACAGTGTGGTCTTCGTCGGGACTCTTTCCACCGGGGACAAGACCGTCAGCGGTATCTACGGCTGCGAGGTGGATGGAACCTCAATACGCTTAAACAGAGCGTGGGACGGTTCTTCTTATGGGAGTAATATTCTGACTGGAGGGGCCGCCAGTGCGGTAAGTGCGGCGGCAGATGGAGGGGCCAATCTAGCAGTCGATAACAATACCGGAACATTTACATACCCCACAAGCCCTTACAACAACAACTACTGGTGGCAGTACGATTGCGGTTCTGGTGTTACCCGTAAGCCGGGTAAACTGCGAATGTATAAGGGTTCCCGTGACGGCATCGCGCAATGGGAGCTTCGCGCCAGCAATACTGGAGATTTCAGCGGTGAACAGGTGGTGCTTGCATCCGGTACCTTCACCTCGACTGTAGGTTGGCAGGAATTAGCGTTTACTCCGCCTGAAATCGGATACCGCTATTTCCGGCTATATGGCCTTTCACTCACAAGCGCGGTTCAAACTGGCCGCCCCAGTGTATACGAATTGGAATTACTGGAGCGCGCAGTTGTCTACCCGACCGGAGTCTATCCCCTGTCCCTCACCACTGACTGCGCGGATTGGACCGCGCTCAAGGCCCTGGCCCGCACCGAAACGCTGAACAGCCAGAACATCTGGTACGCCCTGTCCTTTGACGGCGGGACCACCTACAGCGCGTTCGTGTCTTCGGCATGGCTCCCCATCGTGCGGGTCAATGCCGGGACCTGGGAATACTGGACCGGCTCCGCCTGGGCCGCGTCCGCGATCAGCTCCGCGCTCGGGGCCATGATCCAGGCCGCGGCCGTGGCCGGCAATCAGATGACCGGGGCCACCATGGCCGGGCTGTCCCAGGCCCAGATCGAGGGCAGCGGCGGGTTCGCTCCGGGCCAGGCCAGCCTGCCCGTGCTGGCGGCCCTGTACTCGGCCAGCGCCGGGGTCACTCCGGTCCTCTCGGCCATGTCCATGACCTCGGACATCTTGGCCCACGACATGGTCGCCGAGTTCGACACCTTCGAGGCCGTGGACCCGGACCAGGCCAAGGTGGCGCTGGTGCTCCAGGCCGTGGACGACGTGACCCTGGATCAGGACCTCAAGGCCTGGGTCAAGCGCGGGGAGGGGGTCTATGCCCAGGTCCCGCTCGTGGTGGACAGCGCCTTCGACGCCCAGCTGGTCTTGGTTGTCGGGGGACTGGACCTGGGCGGAAGTGGCACGGGAACCCAACTCAAACTCACCTGCCACAACCACAAGGAACTGCGGGTCCATGCCGCGGCCAACCACTTCAAAAGCTCGTAAAGGAGGAGACACCATGCCGCGCATCGAGTCCAAGCCCACGCCCGAGAGCGACAAGGAAGTGAAGGGGACGAGGACGTAGCGGGTAACCGCTCATGTGCCCAGATCATGTGCCCAAGAAAAAGGGCTCCGAGGCAAAAAGTCTCGGAGCCCTTGTCATTCCTGGTCGGGAT